GACTCCAACTACCACCACTTGAGAGATACAAGGTAAACTGTCCAGATGAATCTAATACCTGTAAAAAGTCGTTCCCTTTAGAAGTGGATAAATTGTAAATTGAAGTAAACCCGGCCTCTCTTGTTATAACAGCTACATTATTTCCGTTAGACCAATTTAAAGAAGATAACCCCGCAAAATTATTACTATCCAAGTAAAATGAGAAAAAACAATTCGCGTTAAAAGTATTTGGATTATTCCAATTAAAATTACATCTCGCGGCTAAAGTGTTAGTTGTAGGAGCTAATTCAGAATCCCAATAATTGGCGTTCAATTGAATAGCCGGAAAAGGGTGGTTGTTTGTTATAATTAACGCTCCGTTTTGATTTAACACTCCGTCAGGGTTTTGAATATCCCACTTTAACCCATCAGGAGTAGTGCCGATAAAATCGTCGCAATACTCCTTAGTTGGTGGCGGTGGTGCTGGCGCAGTCCCAACGTTAGAAGAAATACCTAACCCGTTTCCTAATCCTAACCCCATTAGTCGTTTAGAGCTAATAAATTACCTGTGGAAACAACTATCTCAGAAAGAGGTTGGTAATAGTAAACTCCTTCAGGATAATCAGTATTTATAAAGGTAATAACATCAGAGTCCAATGCAACCCCATTTTGATCTAAAGCCGAAGTAATAACCGCCCCCGATCCTTTCATTATAGCAAAATACTTTCCAGTTAGGGTTCCTGCTCCAATTTGCGCCTCTGCGCCGTTTTGAGAATGCAGTTTTGTTAATGGTAACATTTAATAAAGTATTGGCCCCGTATTTCGTACTGATCTATCGCTAGTCGCGCAGTCTTGGCGAAACAATGGGTATTTAGTATTATCGTTTTCTTTTTGTTTTCCAATGAAATACTCAGCTTCATTTAACCAATCATCGGCTTTTGTTCTGTATGAGTTTCGAATTAAATGTGATTCATTGGCGTTGGCTGGCGTAGTTGTTTCTGAGGTGTTTTTTACAATTCCCTTAGAAGATATATTAACCGCAATGCGCGCCCATGCCGAATCAATAATAAAATACGCTAGAGCCGATTTTAAATAGTCGTCTAAAAGCTCCTGATTGTCAGGGGTAAGAGTTGAGGTTTCAACCTGATCTACAATTTCATCATAGAAATCTTCCCCTAAAAAAGGTCGAATGTATTTTCGTTGAGCAACAATTATATCAAGTTCTATCAATGCCGGATCAAAAGCTCCCTCCGACAGTGATAAACTAATCACTTCCGCTGGCGTTATTATTTCCGTTAACATCTTTTAGTAAAATTTTGTCTATTGTTTCAATCGGTTGTAGGGTGTCATTTGTACTATAAGCAAACAAATACCTTTCATCTAGTTTTTCCTTTGGTTCTAGCCCTAGCTCTTTGCGTTGCTCATTGGCTTCCATTAAAAACTTAGGCTCGAGTTTATCGTCAATACCTACAGGACTGCGATTTATAGGCTTAATTTGATAGTTAATACCTGCTATTTCGAGACATTTGTTGAAAATCTTATTCAAAGGCATTTGATAGTCTGGAATAATCATACTTTCCATAACTATCTTATGTTGATTAATTAACTCTTGGTTAGACCCTAGTTTACCAGAAGTTTCAATACCAGAAAGGGCAGGAAACCACCTTAAACCGCGAACTTGTCCCTTATACGCGCTTTCTTCAAGCTTGAGAAATTCACCATCTTTATGGGTGCTAAACTCGTGTATCTCAGTTTTAGCCTCTGGGTTATCAATTATTTCCGCATAAATCTTAGAGCCGTTTCCTTCGTCCGTGTAATGGTTAACAACGTCTATTACATGTTCTTTGGGTGTTTTTCCTTCCGGCGGTTCGCCATACATAGCAATGTGCGCACTAGGAAAAAATCCATTTGTCAAACGATCTAAGTTGAAAATATCAACTTTGTATTCTATATCCGCGTCCTTGAGAACAGATAAGAAATCCGGCACACCGTAATGTTGGAAGCCCGGTTCTTTTCGCTTGAGATGAATTATAAATTTTTCTTGGCTAGTATCTACTTCCCCGTTCCATGCTTCGTACTCGATTACCTTATAGTTTTCCGCTGGACTTGGGTTTGTACCGATTTTTTCCCAGAAAGCACTACGGTAAAATTTATTTCCATCCCAACTTACACGCATTTCTGTGTAATCGAGGCAAAAGAAAGCTGTAAACTCTTGATCTCCTACCGTTTTTTTAACGCATAAAATATATGCATTACCAGAGGAAATGTAAGATAAAGCAGCATCGCTATAGATGTCGTGGAAGCTTTGAAATTCGTTGTTTACTTCCTTTAAGTATTCCCTCGTTTTATCATCCAAATCACTAAACGCAATAGGATCAATGTCGTCGTTTTGGAAATAAAGAAAGCCTGAACCTTTTGTATAGTTGCGCTTCGAGTTGATAATCGCGCTTAAGGTTGCTGTGCGTCGAATCCGAAAAGCTAAGTCGTTGGGGTAGGCGTTGGTTTTGTCGTAATACGGAACCCACTTAAGACTGCCTCTTTCGCTTGGAGTCGTCCCTAAGTCCTTTCCTGGATCGGGCTTTGTCCTTACTACCGTCGTCGTCGTTGCTAGTATCTTTGACTTTTTTGAATGAGATGTATTTTTTAAATCCTCGTTCATAAAGCAATCTTAGCTCTTTTTGTGGGGTATCTTCAGCTAGTTTTACTGTTTTGTGTCCCATTAGGACAAACCCCAAGTACTTTTTGTTTATTTCGTACATACATCAATAAATATAGAGGGGCCGAAGCCCCTCCTTGGGTTAGCACACCCTTAGCTTCCAAAATCAACTGTTGATGAATCCAACAGCGTAATGGACCCGACAAACTCTCTCGTAAGCTCCGCGTGTTTAGCGGTGATCTCAACCATAGCGGAGTAATCCCCGTCTAATTCTTCTTCGATCTTCCACTCCGTTACATTTGGAACCCCTGCGGCGTCTCCTTCTTGGATATTATCCCAACCAAAAGTAAAAGCAATTTTGTCTGTAGTACGCTTGTTAGCTGTTTCAACAATTGCTGTTACACGTCTTTGATTAAGTAATTCCTGTAGGACAAACATTGAATCCTTATCAGGAGCTTTCAGTTTACCCATAACTTTATAGGTAAAAGTTGGTGTTCCGTCTTCGTTTACACCCTCTCCCTCAATTGATTTCTTTTGCGGTTCGAACTCATATTTGGCCCAACCTGCAAAACCTACCGCAGTAGCAACACCAGTAAACGAGTGATCTGTTAAACTAGCTGTGAAACTGTCAATTTCACACGCGCAAGCTAAGTAGACATTACCTAGCGATGCCCTCGCTTGTTTGTTACATTCGATAATTAAGTCACTTGTTAAACTCATGTTATTTTATTTTGCTACAGAAACAAACTCTTCGTGCAAGTATTGCGTTCCAAGTTTCATTTTCTGAATGATTTTCATTGTTTCGCTGTCGTCGTCAAGATTTCTAACTCTAAACTCAGTAGTGTCGGTGTTAGAATCGTTAACGTCTGTTCCAATAACTAAGTTATCAGAAATTGTAAGCACAACCGTATTAACTCCGAATACCCCGTTTACTGGGTTATCAGTATCAGCTAGGTTAACATCCCACTCAGGAACTACGATTACCGGAATACCTCTAAATGCTAAAGTATCCATAGAACCCGGTCCACCCATTAATCGATTTAAACCTAAATCGTTAGAGCCAACACTTTGTTCGTAAGTTTTAAGAAGGTTGTTATAAATCTTACGTGTTACGTAGAACGCTTTACCACCTGTTACGCCTGAATCCATAGTCATGTTAGGCGTGTTCGCCAAAACAGGATTCATTGAATCAAACATTGTATCTAAGATAGTGTAAGCACCCTCCGCGTTAAGAACTCCTGCGGTTTCTGCACCAGCGATTGAAGCGGTTGTATCGTAGAAGTTTCCTGTAGCTTGAATAGCGGCAGCGTTATTTTCGAAAAGCTTAAACCAACCATCGAACTGGTTGTAATCCGCGTTTGCACTTGCTGAATCTGCAAACCATACAATACGATGCATATCCGAAGCGGTAGCCTTGCGAATCTGAGTAAAAATAATGTTTTCAAGGATAGTTCCTGATAAATCATCTATATTATTACCCTCTTTTAAGGTCTCAACAAAAACAGTATCGTCAAACTCATGCGCACATTGCTCTAAGTTTGATTTGATTTTACTAACCACTAACTGTTTATCAGTAATAGTTGTAACCCCTCCCGTAGCACTAAAGCCACAAGTTGTATAGGTTCTCCAAATCTTTCTTAAAGACTGTGGGAAGTAAAGAGTTTTTTCGTATTTAACGTTACCGTGAACGTTATAAATTCCAAAACCCCAATTTCTCTCTTCAGGCTGATAGAACATTTGCTGAAGGAAGTGCGTACCGCTGTACGCAATGTTAAAGTCCGGTGTTAATACACTAGCCATTGTATTTAGATTTTATGCGTGCTGCGTAACCGTCCAATTCGTGAGGCTGAGGCTTTTTAGCTTCATTCTCTGGGTTTGGATCATTCCCGTTAGAGGCTTCTTTTGATGCTTCTAACTTTGCAAGCTTGGTTTGTAATTCTGTTATTTCTTTTTCCTTCGCTTCGATATTACTTGATAAAGTAGCGTTGGTTGACGTGAGGTTTTCGATTTTTCCCTCTAACTCATCGGTAGCCTCTTGGAACTGGTTTTTGATCTCAGTCGCTGTAGAGTCGATGAGTTCTTTAGCTTCATTCGAGAAAGAAGGTGTTTCAGCTTCTTTACCGAACTTAGCTTTAAATTTGCTCCAAAGGCTTTCAACGATTTTGTTTTCGTCGATTTCAGCCATGTTTGTAATTTTAGGTAATGGACTTTTATTTATTGCCTCTTTGTCGATACGGTCCAAACTTGCGGCCGCGGGTGCTGGTGTAAATATTTCATCGATGAAACCGAACTCTAATGCTTCTTCGGCGTTCATCCATTGATCCTTTGCTAATACATTCTTAATATCTTCTCTCGATTGACCTGTTTTAGCCTCGTAAATGTTCACAATAGCTTCGTCGTGCTTTCTTAGTGATTCAACTGCTTGCTCTAGGTCGTCAGCTGTACCGTATCCTTCTGTTCTTGAGAAATGAGGTAAGTACATGCTGTTCACTGACATTCTAACGGTATCAGCAGAAGTAGCGATAATAGTTGCCGCGCTTGCGGTTGCTCCGTAAATGTTAGCTGTTACTTTAGCCTTATGGCTCTTAAATAAATCGTGAATTGTGAGCGCGCTATGAAGGTCGCCCCCATAAGATGAGATATTTAAAATAATCTCGTTAGAAGTGATGCCGTTAATGTCTTCTTTTGCGTCTTCAACTCCGTAGCTATCAGACCACCAAGAAGAACCAATATCCTTCCCTACAATATCAATTATTGCGGGGCCGGTTTCGTTGTTTTTTACATTGAAAAACTTCATCTACGCAAATATATTGCGTAGTTCCTTTAAAAGCGGGGAAAACTTATACCCAAAACTATCCTTTACGGGATTTGTTAACTATTTTTTTAACCGACCACCATCCTAAATCGTATTTAAACGCTAAATCGTCAAATATCCGGCAATTAGTATATTTCTGAGTTTTGAGCGCTTCATCGAAATCCTGAACTATACAAGCGTCCCGAACCTTCTTCCAGTCAACAATTTCAGCAATTTGTTCGGCGGTTGGGGAATCACCTAATATTCTGGAAATGCAATTAACTTTTAAGCTCATTCATGAGTGTTTTTAGGTAGGACATTACGTTGTTTACACAGCTTCCGCATGAAGCGTCTTTCTCTCGAAAATACTTTTTTCCGGCGATAGTGTTGTAGATTTCAAAAGAGCGTATTGCATCTTCCTTTGTAACCTTTGATTTAAGTATGTAAGACTCTAGAAAGCTTAATTGTTCGTTAGGTAAGTTTTTTAAACCTTCTACCATTCGTTTATTGGACATTTCGCAAGTTTTAATTTGGTTTTCATTTTCATGTAACATTTACACTTAGTGCATTGCAATGCATCTTCTTTTAATGTTATTCCAGCTAATTCAAAGTTTTCTCTTGAATGAGGACATTGAACACAAATGCTGAATCTTCTTTTTTGTGTATTTTCGTCAACAAAAATCATCCGAATGTTGCGTCGTTTTCAGTGTTCATAACTTGTTTACCTGTATTAAATGTATCTTGCACATTATTCACAATCATAATTCCGTTTACTATTTCCCCAACTTTTCTCCCCATTTGGTCAGCAACGTCCATAAAGCCACTTGATAACGATTGTGTTGAGGTTTGAC